ATTCTCTGGTTCTACTGGTTTCGTTGGCGCAACTGGTAACGTAGCTGGAGCAACTGGGTTCGCTGGGTCTACTGGTTTCATTGGTGCTACTGGTAATGTGGCGGGAGCTACTGGTTTCCAAGGTTCAACAGGTTTCACTGGTTCTACTGGATTTACTGGTTCTACTGGTCTTATCGGTTCTACTGGATTTGGAGCAACTGGATTTACTGGTGGCACTGGTTTCACTGGAGCTACAGGATTCCAGGGATCTACTGGATTCTCTGGATCTACTGGTTTTATAGGTGCTACTGGTAATGTAGCAGGTGCTACAGGATTCGGAGGATCGACTGGTTTCGCCGGAGCTACAGGATTCCAGGGTTCTACTGGATTTAGTGGTGCTACAGGTCCGACTGGTCCCTCTGGTGGTTTCCTGACAGCAGGATCATATGTTGCTCGTGGTTATCTAGCTTCAGATCAAACAATCACCAACGGTTCAGACACTGTAGTTCAGATGGTTGATGATTTTGATCCAAATAACTGGTTAAGCTCTTATCAGTTTAAACCAACAATCGCTGGTTACTACAATATTACATTAAATGTTTGGTGGCAAGCTGGTGCAATTACAAATAACCAGACTAACATACAGTTTAGAAAAAATGGTCCTGGTAACGGCATTGCTATAGCTCAGACCCAGATTCTAACTGGTAGCGGTTATGCTCAAGAATTAACAGGTCTTGTTTATTTCAATGGAACAACTGATTATGTAGAATTTACTGCTTATACAGGAAATACTACTTCTCAGAAGATTACTGGATCTTTACAAGGCACATACTTTGTTGCTTCTCTATACGCATATGGTCCACAGGGTAACCAAGGTTCTACTGGTTTCACGGGATCAACTGGTTTCACTGGATCAACAGGCTTTACTGGATCAACTGGATTCACTGGTTCTACCGGATTCGGGGGATCAACTGGTTTCACTGGATCTACAGGTTTCGCCGGAGCCACAGGTTTCACTGGTAGCACTGGATTTATTGGTTCAACTGGTTTCTCGGGTGCAACTGGTCTAGGCGCTACTGGATTTACTGGTGCTACTGGTGCGCCTGGTGTTGGTGGAACTGTTTCTTATTATGGTTCTTTCTATGACACATCTAACCAAACAAATACTGCTGGAGCAACAGGATTTAATTTATTTAAATTTGCAAGTACATTCGAAGCCAATGGTGTATATGTAAGCAGTCCAAATTATAATAGTGTTTATCTGCCTGCGGCTGGAACTTACAACATACAATTTAGCACTATATTCCAGAAAACAAATTCAAACTCGGCTACTGTAAATGTTTGGTTTGCTAAAAACGGCGTTGATATAACAGATTCTAATACTGTATTTAATATAGCAGGTCAATCTTATCAGATAGCAGCTTGGAATTATGTTGCTACATTTGCCGCAAATGATTATTTCCAGATGAAATGGAATACTTCTGATAGTAATGTTTTGATTCAGAATGTAGCTGCTCAAACCAGTCCATTGGCAATTCCAGAAGCTCCGGCTAATATATTAACAGTCACTCAGTTAACATATTTAACTCCTGGAGCAACTGGATTTAGAGGATCTACTGGATTCGCTGGGGCAACTGGATTTGGAGGTTCGACTGGTTTTGGTGGAGCTACAGGATTTAGCGGTTCTACAGGATTCTCTGGCTCAACTGGATTCATAGGTGCTACAGGCAACGTTGCTGGAGCTACTGGGTTCCAAGGAAGTACTGGTTTCATAGGTGCTACAGGTAATGTTGCTGGTGCTACTGGATTTGCTGGAGCTACTGGATTCTCTGGTTCTACAGGTTTCACTGGATCAACTGGATTCACTGGGTCCACTGGATTCACTGGATCAACTGGGTTCTCCGGTTCTACTGGTTTCATAGGTGCTACTGGTAATGTTGCTGGAGCTACAGGGTTCCAGGGATCGACTGGTTTCATAGGTGCTACAGGTAATGTTGCAGGTGCTACTGGTCCTCAAGGTTCGGTTGGAGCAATTGGTGCTACTGGTTACACTGGTTCCACAGGATTCTCTGGATCGACTGGTTTCACTGGATCAACAGGATTCTCTGGATCTACTGGTTTCATTGGAGCCACTGGTAATGTTGCTGGCGCAACTGGATTCCAAGGTTCTACTGGTTTCATAGGTGCAACTGGTAATATAGCTGGCGCAACTGGTCCTCAAGGTTCGGCCGGAGCAATTGGTGCTACTGGATTCGGAGGTTCTACAGGATTCATTGGAGCTACTGGTATTACAGATATAGGAGCTACCGGATTCAGGGGAGCAACTGGTTTCTCTGGTTCTACTGGTTTCATTGGTGCTACAGGTAATATAGCTGGTGCTACTGGATTCCAGGGTTCCACAGGATTTATTGGAGCTACTGGTAATATAGCAGGTGCTACTGGTCCTCAAGGTTCAGCCGGAGCAATTGGTGCTACTGGTTTCCAAGGATCCACCGGATTTATAGGTGCTACAGGTCAAGGTACTACTGGACTAACTGGAGCCACAGGAACTGGTTCTTCTCCGGCTGGATCGACTGGATTCGTTCAATATTATGCTTCATCAACTTCTGTTGGAGCAACTGGAGCATTTTTCTGGGACGTTACTAATCTTAGATTGGGTCTTGGTACACAGGCTCCTGCCCACACTCTAGATGTCTCCGGAAATATTAGATCTACTGGTGCTGTTATTCTTCAAGATCTTTTGGAAGTTACTACAGTATCTGCAACCGCAGCCACTGGAACCATAAATTTCGACGCAAAAACTCAACGCACTCTTTATTACACTTCCAACGCATCTGGTAACTGGACTCTCAACATCAGAGGAGATTCTGGAACTTCACTTAATACTTTGATGAGCGTAGGACAATCTCTTTCTATCGCTTTCTGGGTTACTAATGGATCTCCTGCTTATTATCAAACTGGATTCCAGATCGACGGAAGCGCAGTTACTCCAAAATGGGTTGGTGGTGCTGCTCCCACATCAGGAGATGCAAGTTCAATTGATGTTTGGCAATTTACAATTATTAAAACAGCAAGCGCAACTTATACTGTGCTGGCATCAGTTACACAGATCGCATAAGGAAAACTGGATTATGGATTGGAATAAATTAAGTTTAAGAGCAGATGACATCTTGGTTGCTGGATTCCCTAGATCTGGCACCAATTGGACTCAGCAAGTTGTCAACCAGCTGATTTATGGGGGTCAGGAAACACCCACCGATGTGCCAAATATGTGGGTTGACAGAGATTTTGATTTTCCAACTCCAGCCAACTTTGACCGACCCGAACGACGTGTTCTGAAAACTCATCTGAAATTCGCCGATGTTCCCGCCGACAAATTGCCTAACAAAATTATTCATGTGACTCGCAGATGGAAAGACGTACTCGCAGGCTCATTTGGAGTAAAAGTTCAGTTGTCAGAGCAAGTGTTGATGGACAGGATTCCTATGTTCACAGCAAGCAATCCTTTGGGCGGTTCTACTGTAGAAAATGTCGCCTCGTGGCGAAACTGCGGTTTGGACTCCAATCGACTGTTGTTTATCCATTACAGTCAACTGTTAAATGATTTTGACAATACCACAGCCGCTATTGCAGATTTTGTAGGTCTTAGAGATTCCTGGGATGCTAATGGGGCGCAGATTCGCCAACATTGCGCTTTTGCTTATATGAAAGAGAGATGGAAAACTATCTTTCCACCAGCGGTAGCACAAGGTATTCAGAATCGTTGGCAGCCTTACTGGAATGATTCCCTGGAAGGGACTTATCAAACTGAGTTGGCAAAACTAAACGCCCAAGATCAGGCCTGGATGGAGCAATAATCCGTGCCTTCGCAAACATTTACTAGTTCGGGAACATGGACTTGTCCTGCTGGCGTTACTTCCGTTACAGTGCAATGTTGGGGACCAGGAGGCAACGGTAGTGCTGGTACTCAAGGTAACACTGGATACCCTTATTATGTAAATTATGATATTTGGGGTGCTGGTGGTGGTGCAGGAGGCTATAGCACAGGTAGTGCGAGCGTTTCTCCCGGTACAGGATACTCTATAACACTTAATCAGTATCCTAGTGGTTCCGCCTCGGCTCTGGGCTATATTGCATATGGCGGCACTAGTGGTTCAACCGCAGGTCCGCCCGTGTACTCACAGGGCGGCAGCGGAGGATACGGAACAACTGCTAGTGGACAAAACGGCCAAAACGCAGGGGCCAACTACGCTGGTAATGGTGGGGGTCTGCTATATTACGGAGGATATGGTGGATCCGCCGGAAGTCCTGGAGGGGATGGTGGTTTCCCTAGTGGCGGCGGCGGTGGTGGTAATCCTCCTAATTACGCTGGCGGCGCAGGTGCCGCTGGTCAAGTTGTCCTCACCTGGACTACTCCAACTGTTGCCAATCCCACATTTTCTCCTGCTGGTGGAACTTACAACAATACACAATCGGTAACACTTTCGTGTTCTACAGCTGGATCTACCATCTACTACAGCACCAATGGTGGAGTATCTTATAGCACTTATACAAGCGCAATCTCGGTCAGCTCCAACACAACCATTTACGCTTATGCTACAGCCAGTGGTTACAACAACTCTTCCACTGTCAGTGCTGCATACACCATTCAGTGTTCGACCCCCACAGTGTCATCCACCAATGCTAATCGGTTTGTGGGCAGAAAGATGGTGACTATTACCTCGGCCACAACGGGTGTTTCTATTCGATACACTACCGACGGCAGTACACCATCATCGTCAGTGGGCACAGTGTATTCAACCGCCGTGGTAGTTGATCGACCACTTACCATAAAAGCTATTGCCTACAGGTCTGGTTGTACTGACTCGGGTGTGGTATCGCAGGCTTATAAAACATTTATGTGGACTCCGGGAGTTCCAGCCAGATAAAGAGATAAATAATATTTGATTATTTTCTTTGAAAGGTATATAATAGTTGTATGAGATTTTGTATAAATAGTAATGAGGCAAAGAAGTGTCTGATCACTTCCCTGCCTCTAAACACAAACTAAGAGGAGCTTAGTCTATGTCTGTAATTATTTATAAATCTTCTCGCAAATACATCAGATGGTATCTTGCCTTAATAAGAAACTCCGAAAATAGAACAATAGAAGGATACTCGGAAAGACATCATGTGTTTCCCACTTCAATTTTTGGTAAAAACACCACAATTGTTCGCTTGACAGCAAGAGAACATTTTATAGCTCATAAATTATTATACAAGATATATTCTTTGCGATATGGGTCTTCTCATCCAAAGACTTTTAAAATGTTAAAAGCGATAACATATATGGCAACTAGAGAAGAAATTAAGAACAACTCTAGAATGTATCAGGAATGTAAGATAGCGTATTCTTTGTCTATGAGAGGTAACAACAATCCATCAGTAAAATATGGATTATCTGAAGAGCATAGAAGAAAGTTGTCTCAGATAGGAAAAGGAAGACCTCATTCCGAAGAACATAAGAAGAATCTTAAGATTGCTTCTTCTAAAAGAAAAGAGAAATATGGAGAATTCTTTAATAGAGAAGCATACGATAAAAGTTTACAAAAAAGAATCAATAATTCTAAAAGATATGATTTCTTTAATAAGAATCTACTCACTATAGAAAAAAATCTGACTGTTGCAGAAATGGTCTCGAAATATGATTATATGAAATTAGATAAAGGGTATTTACGTAAAAGTAAGATTGTAAACAAAGATGGTTCAAATAGATATTATAAAGATTGGACAATAACAAAGGAATATTGATTATGAGTCAAAAGATGCGCTTCCACATTCTTCCACCTGCACACACTGTAAGTAATAGTGAATACACGGCGTGTGCTTACACAGCTAAAGCAGTCAAATTCGGTAAGATGATGACTGCTCGTGGACATGAAGTAATTCATTATGGCCACGAAGATTCAAATCTTGTTTGTACAGAACACGTTACAGTTACTACAAATAAAGACCTAGAAATATCATATGGTAATTATGACTGGCGAAAGAATTTCTTTAAGTTTTCTATGCAAGATCATGTGTACAAAATGCAATATGAGAATGCAATAAGAGAAATCGGAAAAAGAAAAAGACCAAACGATTTCCTCCTGCCTTTTTGGGGTTATGGAAATTTTCCGATCTGCGAAGCACATAAACATGACATGATTGTTGTAGAACCAGGAATTGGTTATGCAGAAGGTCAATTTGCTCAATGGCGAATCTATGAATCTTATGCTATTCGCTCTGCTATTGGTGGTCATGAAGCAGTTGGAATGTGTAAAGAATCCTGGTATCATGCAGTAATTCCTAATTATTTCGATCCTCAAGAGTTTCAATTCTCTAAAGAAAAAGATGATTATTTCTTATTCATGGGTAGAATTTATCCAGGAAAAGGAATTGATATTGTCTGGCAAGTTTGTCAAAAGTTAGGTCTAAAGTTAAAGATTGCTGGACAAGGTTCTTTAGAAGAATTTGGATACAAAGAAATTCCAGGTCAGATTGAAAAGATCGGATATCTAAATTCTGCCGAGAGAAAGAAAGTTCTTTCAAGAGCAAAAGGTTTCTGGTTGCCGAGCATGTTCAACGAGCCCTTTGGAGGTGCATCTATTGAGGCTTTATTTGCTGGTTGTCCTATTATTACAACCGACTGGGGTTCTCATGCAGAAAACAATCTACATTCAGTAACAGGTTATCGTTGTCGTACCTTTGAACATTTTTGTTGGGCTGCTCAGAATATCGACAAGATTAATCCTCAGGATTGTCGAGATTGGGCAATGGCTAATTTCACAATGGATCGTATTGGTAATCTATATGAAGAATATTTTCAAATGGTCCTAGATGTTTACACTGGTAAGGGTTGGTATCAGGAACATCCTGAACGACAGAATCTAGACTGGTTAACAAGATATTATCCAAAGGGAATTAAGAAAGCTCCTCACGCATAATTATGAAGATATTAGAATTTAGATATGTAAACAAATTCGATCCCTTTGATGACACTTATCCTCATTGGTCCAGAAAATATGAATATCCAACAGTCTTGGCTGAGATAACGAAAAGATTGGGAGAATTTAAAGATACTCCTAAGATTCATAATACTTCCTGGGGATTTGACGAACCACATCATCTCAGATTTAAGAATCTATTAGAGAGCAGATTCTTTGCGCATAATGTAACAAATTCAGATATCATTTATTCTGGTGTGCAGAATACTTGTTATCACGATATTACTCAACCACCAAACGAGAATTTCCGAGAGACCTTTGATTTTGTTTTAAATGTTTCTGCGGTGGAAGAAATTTCTGGAGATCAAGGTGCTTATGTCCAGAATCTATATGATCAAGTAAGACCTGGTGGTTATTTAATTATTACAGCTGATTATCCTGGATTTGTTGTAGATTCTTTGTTGAAGAATTTATCTCAAGAAAACTGGGAACACAGGATTCAAACTGATGCCACTAAGTGGAATTCTCATCCTCAATTAAACGTTCTTCTTCTTATAATACAAAAAGAAAAAAAAGAGTATTAGAATGAATCTAGCTTTTTGTTTAAATGTCTTTGTAAATGAATTTGTGCTCTATAAGAATATAGAGCACATTAACAAGTATTTTCCTGGTTCTAAGATCTTTATTGCTTCTAATAATCTAGAAAAGCCTAATTGGTTACCAGAAAATGCGACATTCTGGAAATGGTGTCATACAGAAGATCCAAAGAAATTTGAAGATTGGCAGTTAGGTGCTCTTAATGGTGCTATAGCTTCTTTAAACTTAGCATCTAAGAACATAAAAGATTTTTGGAATTGGAAAATAATCTTTACTCATGATGACAATTATCCTTTAAATCCAGACAAGATTAATAAGGAATTAGAAGATTTAGGGAACTGGGATTTAATTTGTAGAGAATGGTTAGATCACAAATATATTGGTGAACATATTATGATCGAGACTTTTTTCTTGAATGGTCTTGTGTTACCTTTTTTCTATGATTTTTCTCCTGTAGAAGAGATGCAATATTGTGCCGAGATTACTTTTGGAAACATTGTAAAAAGATTCAGGAAGAAAAAGATCCCAACTCCTGGTTGTTGCAACGAAGAAAACGAATTGGGCTTCTATCATGATCATCCCAGGCTTTATCTAGAGAAAAAGGATTCTTCTCTTACTATATTAACACATACACATTCTGATTGTGAAGATATTTGGGCACCATATTTTTCTTCTATTAAAAGATATTTCACCAATAATTATACCAAAAAGGTGGATCATGTGGTTGTAACAAATAAGATTGTTCCGGATGCTTCATTAATTCAATACTTATATGATGACAAGGAACCATTTTCTAATAGATTAAAAGAACCTCTAGCAAATATAAAGACTCCATTTTGTTTGTTTATGTTAGAAGATTATATTCCTTATGCTCCCATACAAAATGAAATGGTAACCAAATTTCTGAAGAAAATGGAAGAAGATAAAGAAATTTCTTTTATTCGTTTGTTGCAAAGTGGTGCGACCTATTATTCTGATTATGATGAAGATTTGTACCAAATTCATCCGGATGAATATTATTTGTTTTCTACTCAAGCTACTATTTGGAGAACAGATGTTCTTTCTAAATTAGTAAATGAATGTGTTATTCCATCTGTAAGACACGAACCTCAGACTTCTCCTTTCTTAAAAACAATAGCAAGGAAAGGATTGTGTGTAAAAGATAGAGGAAGACCAGTTGGCGGACATTATGATTCTAAATGTTTTCCTTATATAGCTACAGCTTGTGTTGCTGGAAAATGGAATACATCTGAGTATCCAGGCTTGCTAAATATATTAGAAGAGCACGGAATTGATCCTAACATTAGAGGATGTAGATGATAAAAGCAATATTATTTGATCTTGATGGTGTTTTGTTAGACGCAAAAGAAATACATTTCGAGACTCTTAATAAAGCAATTTATGGGATTGCTGGTGATGAATTTGTTATCTCCCTACAAGAACATCTTTCTACTTATGATGGTCTTAAGACAAATGATAAGTTGCAATTATTAACCGAGAAAAAGGGACTTCCTTCTGAATTACATAACAAAATCTGGTTAAGAAAACAAGAATTAACAATTGATGAATTAGTTAAACTAGAAGAAAATGGGAAGTTAATTAACATCCTAACACAATTAAAAGAAAAATATTTGTTAGGATGTTGTTCTAATTCTATTTCTCAGACTGTAACCATTTCTTTGAGGAAAATGGGAATATATGATTTATTTCATCTGATCCTTTCTAACGAAGATATAAAACATTCAAAACCACACCCAGAAATTTATTGGACAGCAATGTCTAAATTCGGATTGTTACCAGAAGAAGTTCTTATTGTAGAAGATTCTCCTCATGGGCTTCTAGCAGGATATAGATCCGGTGCTCATGTCTTAAGAGTTTCCGACCCCCAAGATGTAACTCTTGAAAAGATTCTTAATAAAATTTCTTCAATAGATAAAGAAAAAACAGGATTACCAAAATGGCAAGGAGAGAAAATGAATATATTGATTCCTATGGCTGGAGCAGGTTCTAGATTTGAAGCTGCAGGTTATACATTTCCTAAGCCTTTAATTGATGTGAATGGCAAGCCAATGATTCAAGTTGTAACTGAGAATCTGAATGTAGAAGGAACTTTTATCTTTGTCGTCCAGAAGTCCCATAGAGAAAAGTATAATCTAGATTCTCTGCTCTCTTTAATCTCTCCTGGTTGTAAGATTGTAGAAACAGATGGAATCACCCAGGGTGCTGCTTGTACAACTTTATTAGCAAAAGAATATATTAACAACGATCAACCTCTTTTAATGGCTAATTCAGATCAATTCCTGGAGTGGAATTCAACTGAATTTATGTACAAGATGCAAGAGCAAAAGTTAGATGGTGGAATTGTAACATTTACTTCGACACATCCTAAATGGTCTTTTGCTAAAACAGATGAATATGGATATGTCACCCAAGTTGCAGAGAAAAATCCTATTTCTAATATTGCTACAGCTGGTGTTTATTATTGGGCCAAGGGATCTGATTATGTTAAATATGCAGAAAGAATGATTCAAAAGAATATTAGAGTCAACGGCGAATTTTATGTTTGTCCTGTCTTTAATCAAGCAATAGAAGATGGGAAAAAGGTTAAGACATATGACATTCAGAAGATGTGGGGATTAGGAACACCAGAAGACTTACAGAATTACACGAGGAATTTGCAAAATGGAAAGTAAGAATTTATTAGGATGGTCTGACACAGATCAAACAAAAAGAGATTATTTCGAAGTATGTGAAGAAATATGTTCCGACGAAAATCTGTTCTCTAATTTTAAACAGAATCCGAAATACACTCCTATCCTAGAACACGTGGATTATGATTTAGGATGGAAGTATTTCAACATTATTTGTTCTGATTATGGAAATGATTTGTTAAAAAAGATAATGGATTTAATCCCTGTCTTTAAGAGAAATGATCTATATGGTAATCCATTAAAGTATAATTATCCAATTTTCGGGGATATATCTCCAACTACATTAAGATATATTAAGACTCTTATGGATATCATTTCCAGAGGAGTAGATTTAAATGGAAAAGATGTAGTAGAAATTGGTGGTGGTTATGGTGGTCAAGCTCTGATTCTTTATTCTTATTTCCCAGATATTAAATCTTACACAATCTTAGATCTAGAATCTGCTGCTAAGTTGCAAACAAAATATATGGCGTTACATTCAGTCTCGAACTTTGTTGCAACTTCTCTAGACCAGTATCAAGAGAAACCATTTGATTTTGTTATGTCTAATTATGCTTTTTCTGAATTGAAGAAACAAATGCAGGATCAATACTTAGAAGAGGTAATTAAATATGCTGCTTCTGGTTATTTCCAGATAAATCCGGATGCTTCTCAATGTTACAACGGGAGAGAATTGTTAGACGTCTTAATGAAGAATCAAGTGTGTTGGACTGTCGCACCAGATAAACCAATGAACGAATGGTATCCTAACAATTTTATATTCTCTTTCTCTGCTTAATATGAAAATATTCCCACAAGAAATACAAAAATTCTACAACAAACTGACCAGTGGAGAGAAATTTTCTTTTTCCAAATATGCTGATGGTGAATGGATGGCAATGCAAGGTCAATTCTCTACTCCTGGTAACGGAGAATGGCATATAGGTCCAGATACTCAGATCTCTAGAGATCTGTTGATTGAATCTTTTAGATACAAAGACCCAGGATATTATGTAGGGATTAGTTGTCCTTGTTGCCAAGGAGACAATCATTATTATATGAAAGATTTTAGTGGCCAAGATGAAGGTCATTTAACTTTTGCCAATCTATTTGTGAACTCGAATTATCAATACTTTATCGATAATTTTATTCCAGAATTCGCTAAAAGAGAAATTGTATTAGTCGCTAATTACAATTCTTTAGATAGATTAAAATTGTTACCTTTTAAAGTTACAGATTTTCATGCAGTAGATTATGATGCCTGGGTTCACAACCTAGATTTAATTGACTTTATGCAAAAACAAAGGTATAATAATAAATTAATCTTGTTCTCTTGTGGTCCGCTGGGAAATATATTAGCTCATAAATTATGGCAAGAAAACAAGAACAATACTTATATCGATGTTGGATCAACTTTAGATCTTTGGTTGTCTAATGATGTAAGGAACAAAAGATGTTATGCAGTAGGAATTAAATCTTTCTCGGAAAAGGTTTGTCATTGGGGTTAAAATATGAATGATATCACAGTAATTTTAAATGGTTATCGTAGACCACAGAATTTAAAGAAACAGGTAGACGCTATGCTTTCTCAGACTGTTAAACCTGTAGATATTCTATATTGGCAAAATTCTATGCCTGGAGTAGAATATGACATAGAAACAGCACATAAAAATTGTGTTTCTGCCTTTTCTTCTGTGAATTTTGGAGTATGGGCTAGATTTGCATACGCATTAAATGCTAGAACAAACTGGGTATGTATCTTCGATGATGATACAATTCCTGGTTCTAAGTGGTTCGAAAATTGTTTGACCACCATAAATCAGATCCCAGACGCTGGGTTATTGTGTACAATTGGTATTATTGTTAATCATGCCAATTATGGATTTGAAAGAAGAATTGGTTGGGACAATCCAAACGAAACGGCTGAACAAGTTGATTTTGGGGGACATGCATGGTTTTTCCATCGAGATATGTTAAGTCTTATGTGGAGAGAACTTCCTCCTATTAATCATCAATGGAATGTTGGAGAAGATATACATTTTTCCTGGATGTTACAAAAATATTCTAACTACAAAACATATGTTCCACCGCATCCAAAAAACGATCAACAAATGTGGGGATCTATAGATGGATGGAGATTAGGAGGAGATTCTGTTGCAACAGCAGGAAATGGTGCGATTCCTTATATGGCGAAATATTTGAGGCACGCTTATGATAATGGATTCAAAATGATTTTAGGCGACAAAGTTAGGATTGATTGATTTTTCTATGTAGCATTCCAGGAATCAGATTCAATTGAATTATCTTTTCGTCTTCCGGTTTTAATTGATACATTTTTACTCCATCGTTGAACCATTGCAATCCTGTTCTGAACTTAGATATTTTTGACCCCATAGATTCTATATGTTCTTTTGAAATAATTTTACCTTTATGATATGATCCGATTTTTTGTTTACTTTCGTGAGAATGTTTTTTGCCGTAGAAGTTGTTTCCGGATCCAGTTCTTTTAATAGATAATTTCTTTTTTGATTCTAATGAATGTTTTCTTCCATAATTGAAATGATTTTTTCCTTTACCAACAACACCGAATTTCTTATCCCATGTTATCGATCGATTGATATACATTGGATTATTAACAACATTCAATGCAATATGTAATGATCTTTCTTTTATGTTCGCTTCTTCTCTAGTTTTATGATAAGATATGATATGAATTTTAAATAAATGTGAATTGTTCTTTAATTCTGTTTTCCATATTTGTTTATATTCTTTCGAAGAAACAGAACCACGATATCCATTGTTTATGATATCGATTGAAGAAGAACCAATATAAAATGGAGGAAGTTTGTTTCCGGAATAGACGGTAAGATAGGTACAATAAATATTGTCAGACATTTGCTAATCTTCCTTAGTAAATCGTTTAGAGGGTGGTTGTACTTGTGATACTTCCATCCTCGTTATTATTTATAATAATTATGTTTTTAAAAGGGTTATATAATGTATACTAAAAGGGTTTTGTTTTTTACTCAAGCGAGATGGGCGTTTGCACAAATACATTATGGGTTAACAAAAGAGCTTTATGCGTATGGAATCTATGCCAATTTATTGGACTGGAGAGCCGAAGTTAAGCCAGAAGAATGGGAATTATTGAATGAATCTTATGATCTTTTTGTAACTAATCCTGAAGCTGTATTACCTTTAGCTCAATGTGGGATTCCTATAAACAAGATTGCAACAGTTGCTCATGGGCAATGGGATATGTTATTAGCCCAGAAAGAATGTGGTAATCTAGATTTCTATCCTCATTTGTACAAATTTGGTGTTGTTTCAAATGTCTTAAAGACCAAAGCAAAAGAGCATGCCATTTCTTCCAGGGTTCCAGATGTGGTGACTTTTGGAATTCATTTTGATTCTTTTTACAGAAAACCTTCTGAGAAATTAACTAAGCTAGGATACGGTGGAGCAAAAGAAACTTTTAATTTTTTCAGTCAGGAAATTAAAAGAGCCAACTTAATTTCAGATGTCATCGCTACAACACCATTAGAATTAGTCCAGCACAATTTTTACAATTGGATGGCAATGCCAGGATATTATTCTAAGATAGATGCTTTAGCTGTTTCTTCTATTGAAGAATCTGCTGGGTTGCCATCGATGGAAGCAGCTGCTGCTGGTAGATTAATCCTGTCAACTCCTGTTGGATACTTTGAAGAACATGGACCAAAAGGCGGTGGGATTGTACTTCCTATTGAAGCAGAAGAATACAAGAAAGTTCTTTATCAAAATTTAGCTTATTATTTTTACAATAAAGAAGATTATTACAAAAAGTGTTTAGAGATTCAAGAATATGCTAGAGAAAATTATGATTGGTCTAAACATATAGAAAGCTGGGTAAATTTCCTATTATGAAGTTAGCATTTGTTTTAGGTACAAGACCAGAAATCATTAAGATGGCTCCTCTTATCCAAGAAGCCTACAAGAGAGGAATCTCACCAACAGTTATTAACACAGGTCAGCATAGAGAATTGCTTTATCCTTTATGGGATTTTTTCGGGATTAAAGCACATTATAATCTAGATATTATGCGAGAAGGACAAGATCTTTCTAATACATTTGCTAGAGCTATTTCTTCTATCTCACAAGTTCTAGAACACCATAATCCTGATTGGACTTTTGTTCAAGGAGATACAACAACAACTTTTGCCGGAGCAACAGCTGCTTATTACAACAAGATAAAGGTCGCACATATTGAAGCAGGAATGCGAACCCACGATTTGTTTTCTCCTTATCCAGAAGAAGGTAATCGTCAGATGGTTTCTAGAATTGCTAACCTACATTTTTGTGCTACTCCTTCTAATAGAGATTCACTGGTATCAGAAGGGATTGATCAGGATGCCATTCATGTTGTAGGTAACACTGGATTAGATTCCATGGCTTATGTTAAACCTTCTGATGTCGAAGTTAAAAAATGGAAAACTATTTTATTAACTTTACATAGAAGAGAATCCTTTGGCAAGGGAATAGAGAAAATTCTAACAGCTATTAATTATCTTGCGGATTATGGAGGGATAAAGATAATCTTTCCTATGCATCCTAATCCTAATGTTAGAGAAGCTGTGGCTAAATTCTTAAAACCATCAGAAGCAATTAATATCTGTAATCCATTAGAATATCCAGACTTTGTGAATAAAATGCGAGAAGCCGATGTAATTCTTTCCGATTCTGGTGGGGTTCAGGAAGAAGCTCCATTCCTCGGAAAACCAGTTGTTGTTCTTAGGGAAAAGACTGAGAGAACAGAAACAATTGGGAAATCTTCTTTTCTGGCAGGATTTGATGCTGCTGACATTATTAATAAAACTGTTTCTCTTTTAACCGAAGGAAAAATCTTCCAACCTGATTTTGTTTATGGAGACGGAAAATCTTCCCAACGTATTTTAGATATTATCAATAAATAATTTTATGGATAGAAAAGAAAATCTAGTGAAGGTATTCGACCTGGTGCCGCAACAACCTATAGAAATAATTAAAGCTCCGCCTCCGCCGGATGATGTAGAAGCAGACATCAAAAAAGCCAGAGAAATACATCATGATCTATTAGATACTTCTAAGGATGCTCTTCAAAATTTGTTAGATTTTGCAAAAGCATCCGAGTCTCCAAGGGCATATGAAGTTGTGAGTAATCTAATAAAAACAACTTCAGAAGTTGCTAAAACTTTAGTAGATTTAAATTCTGCTAGGAAAGAAGAGTCTCAAACTCAGAATAATACCCAGAATAACATTTTCGTCGGAAGTACGGCTGAGTTACAGAAGTTAATAAAAGATGGCAAACTTGATAGGGAACATTAAGGATTTCTATTTAAATCCAAAAATCAAAAGAACAAATCTTGAAGAAAATTACACAAAAGAAGAGATCGAAGAATATCTAAAATGTTCTGAGGATCCAGTCTATTTCATTGAAAAATATGTGCAAATTAATTCTTTAGACGAGGGATTTATTCCATTTAAACTTCGTGGATATCAAGAAAGGCTAATCAGAGTTTTCCATAAAGAGAAGCGAGTTATTCTCCTCTCCCCTAGACAGAGCGGCAAGACAATAACTTCTGCCGCATTTATCTTATGGTATGTCTTTTTTAACCCAGATAAAACTGTAGCTATTCTTGCAAATAAAGCGCCTATAGCCAGAGAAATTTTATCTAGAATTGTTGCTGCTTTCGAAACGATTCCTTTTTTCTTGCAGCCCGGATGTAAAGTTTTAAATAAAGGGTCGATTGAATTAGGAAATAAATCCCGTATTATAGCAGCAGCAACATCATCGACTGCTATTCGTGGTTTCTCGGTGAATCTACTAATGCTTGACGAATTTGCATTCGTAGACAATGCAGAGACGTTTTTTAGATCCACTTTTCCAACAATCTCTTCTGGTAAAGAAACAAAGATTGTTATTTCTTCAACGCCTAATGGATTAAATCTTTTCTATAAGTTATTCACCGATGCCCAGGCTAAAAGAAATGAATTCTATCCATTCCAGATTGAATGGCACGAAGTTCCTGGAAGAGACGATAAATGGAAAAGAGAACAAGAAGAAATCCTTGGTGAACATGGATTTCGTCAGGAATATGGAAACGAATTCCTGGGATCTTCAAACACTTTAATTTCTGCAGCATCTTTAAGGGAATTATCTCCTTATCCAAATTTCAGATTAGACGCAAAATCTGTACAAGTACATCCTCCTTCTGCTGATAAGAGTTATGTTTGTTTAGTAGATGTAGCAGGAGGCAATCTAGGAGACTTTTCTACTATTACTATTGTAGATATCACAGAATCTCCATATAAAATTTGTTATACCTGGAAATGTAATCAAACAAGACCGATGGATTTACCTTCAATAATATTCGGAATTTGCAACAAATACAACAAGGCTTATCTTGTTATAGAAAGAAACGCAATGGGTTCTGGGGTGGCAGATCTTTGTTGGAACGATCTAGAATATGACAATTTAGCTTGTATTGTTATTGATGGAAGAAAGCAAGTTATTTCTTCTGGATTCTCTAGAAATTATAATTTCGGAGTAGAAATGACAAAATGGGTTAAAAAGATTGGATGTTCTGTTTTAAAAGGGTTAATCGAAGAAAAAGTTCTGGTGCATTTAACAGAAGAACAGATATTTGAATTGTCCAACTTCGTGGCTAAAAACGGTTCTTTTTCCGCTTCTTCTGGGAATCATGACGATTTAACTATGAATCTAGTCTTATTTGGTTGGTTAACAACTCAATCTTATTTCAAGGAATTGCGAGGTCTCGGAGGAGGAGCACCTATTAATTCGGAACCAGAAGCTCCTCCTGCTTTTATTGGTATAAATATGGGTGAAGACGCAGCAGAAGATCTAAAGTGGTTGCTAAGTTGAAATTGTACATTTTATAAATAATAGTCAGTATATTAACCTTTACTATTCATTTTAAGGAGAAAAAACATGGCATTTCAAATATCCCCAGGAGTAAACGTAAGTGAAGTTGATTTAACTACAGTTGTTCCTGGAACAGGAACTTCTGCTGGAGCAATCGCTGGCCCATTGCAATGGGGTCCAGTAGACGAAATTAAGACAATTGCTAATGAAATTGAACTAGTTCAAAAATTTGGCAAACCAAATAACGATACAGCTACAACATTTTTTTCTGCGGCAAATTTCCTTTCTTATACCGGAAATTTAAATGTTGTTAGAGTTATTGGAGCTTCAAGCGTAAATGCAACTGCTGGCTCAACAAGCATATTAATCAAAAATCAAAACGATTATGCCTCCAACAGTTCTATTGGAGCAACAGGAATTTACGGAGAATGGGTTGCAAAATATCCTGGTGTTCTAGGAAATTCGATTAAAGTTTCAATGGCAGATTCTGCTTCTTATGCTCTATGGGCATATAAGGGTCAATTCCAGGGAGCACCCGGAACTTCTAATTATGCTAAAACTGTTGTCGGGAATCCAAATGCAAACGACGAATTGCATATTATTGTTATAGACGTAGACGGCAAAATTTCTGGTTCTGCTGGAACAGTACTGGAAAAATATGCATATGTTTCAAAGGCTTCTAATGCTAAGACTGATGTCGGAGAAACAAATTATTACAAAGATGTTATTAATACAAAATCTCAATATATTTGGTGGGGACAACATACATTCTCTTCAGTTCTAACTTCACTTGGTACTGCTTGGGGATCTGCAGTTCCAGGAGCAACTGGATTTAAGGGAGCAACCGGAGCCATTACCAATACACTCACAAATGCTGTAGATGATAATGTTCCATCTGCCGCAAACATTATTGGTGCTACAGGTTCTGGTTATCAGCTTTTCGTAGCAGAAAATGCAAATGTAAATTTAATTATCTCTGGAGATGGTGGCGGAGATACAAATGCATCTACTGTAGTTAAATCTTTGGTTAACAATATTGCTGAAGTAAGAAAAGATTGTATTGTATTCTTCTCTCCAAAGAAAGCTGATGTTGTTAATAATTCAGGCAGCGAAGCAGCAAATCTAGTAACTTATGCTGGTACAACAGTAAATGCCAATTCTTCTTATGCTGTTATGGATGGCAACTGGAAATATCAGTATGACAAATACAATGACGTTTATCGTTGGATTCCTCTTAACGGTGACGTTGCTGGACTTTGTGCTAGAACAGACCAAACAAATGATCCATGGTTCTCGCCAGCTGGTTACAATCGTGGAGTAATTAAGAACGTAACTAAGTTAGCTTGGAATCCATCTAAGGCAGAAAGAGATACAATTTATCAAGTTGGTGTTAATCCTGTTATCTCGCAACCTGGAGTTGGAACAGTTCTTTTCGGAGACAAAACAACTCTAGCAAAGCCTTCTGCTTTTGATAGAATCAATGTTCGTAGATTGTTCATCACTCTAGAAAAAGCAATTTCTACATCTGCTAAATTCTCTCTCTTTGAATTGAACGATTCGTTTACTCGTTCTCAATTCATTGGCCTAGTCGAGCCTTATCTAAGAGATGTAAAAGGCAGACGTGGAATCACAGACTTCAAGATTGTTTGTGACGAAACAAATAACACTCCTCAAGTCATTGACTCGAACTCCTTTGTTGGCGACATTTATATTAAACCAGCAAGATCGATTAACTACATCCAGTTAAACTTCGTTGCTGTTAGAACTGGTGTCGAGTTTAATGAAATTGTTGGTAAATTCTAATAAAAGGGGGAGATTCAATTCTCCCCCACTAAATATTAAAAGATAAGAGGAAAAACAAACATGGCATTTAATTTACAACAATTCAAAGGGGAGTTAATTGGAGAAGGTGCAAGAGGCACGCTATTCGAAGCACAAATTAATTTCCCTGTAGGTACTGCGGATAGAAACTTTACCTTTACATGTCGTGCGGCTCAATTACCAGGAAAGACTTTTGGTGTTATTGAAGTTCCTTACTTCGGTCGTAAAGTTAAGATTGCTGGTGATCAAACTTTCGCTGAGTGGACCGTTACAGTAATTAATGATGAATCATTTAAGACAAGAAATGCTTTTGAATCTTGGATGAGCGGAATCAATCAACACGCAGGAAACATCAGAACAAATCCTGCTTATTCAGCAAATGCATTTGTCACACAATTCGCAAAAGATGGTAACGCAATTAAACAATATAAATTTGCTGATCTGGCTCCAATTGATGTAGCATGGGACGCAAACGATGCGCTTGAAGAATATACAGTTACATTACAATACAACTGGTGGGAAACAGTAGGCACAACAGACGCAGCTTAATTTCATAGGATAAACCATGGCTTTTGATTTTTTTGGATTTCGAATAGTAAAGAAAGATGTACCACAGGAGGAACAACCTAAAACAAATTCAATTGTTCCTCCTGTGGATACAGAAGGGTCAATTGTATCTTCTGGTGGATATTTTGGTACACATTATAATCTAGAATTTTCTTCTACTAACGAAAATCTTTTAATCAACAAATACAGAGAAATCTCACTACAGCCAGAAGTAGAATCTGCTGTAGACGAAATTGTCAACGAAGCTATTGCTGCGATTGATGAAGAATCTCCTGTAGAAGTTAATTTAGAT